GATTCCTCTACGTCTCGTGGGCTCGGAGATGTGTATAAGAGACAGTTTATGCACTATGCCTCTCAGAGGCTCGTAGAGGCCCGTCACGCTACGCACCGTCTAGGGTATAGGGTAACCTACATGGGGTCGAGATCGTTAAAAGTCTTTATAATCAATAACTTACATATCAGCACCTCTATGGTGTATCCTTTATGCAACAATCTATCATTGTAAATGCGAATGATTCTCATTTAGACCAACTAATGGCGAAGTAGTGGCATAGTGGCAATTTGATGGCATTGAAAAAAAAATGAGAAAAAAATGAAAATATTTCTTGACTTGAAATTTAAAACCGTTGTTCAATAGACCCATACCGAAACGTAGTACCATCGGGATCAGCAAGATAGACGTGTAGCACGATAGCCACCTAGGTGAGCTTGAGCCGGAGCCGAAAGGCACACGTAAGTTTTCTACCTTGCCCTTATGCGAAAGTTTCGGGACTGGCACTTAAGGAGTAACCGTCTAGCCTAGGGTAAGCGGTGAAAGGATAAGGTAAGCAATCAGCCAGCTTGTAGCAACGCACGAAGGCGCTCACGCTTACGCAATAGAGGCGAACGTTAGATACCTACATAGCGATAGGCGAGTGCCTCTAGGGCCTTTACAGAGGGTCTTAGACGCACTAATAACAAAGAGGGCAATCAATGCAAGATTACAAAGAACTTAAAGCAATCGGCGAAAAGCTCAACGATACTGGGTTTTGTGGTGTGATAACTCTAGCCACAGTCTTGGATATATCGTTCAAACGAGCCAAACGTAAACTAGAAAAACTAGGTCGTATACATCGTCAAGGTACGTACGATTACACGCTGAACCGAGCGGTACGGAATCATGGTTATGAGGTCACACCGTTACGTGATAGGGGCATGACTGCAAACCAAGCACAAAAGACTTACACTAAAGGAACCTATATTGTGTGGTTTCATGGTTCTATAGACCATATTGCATGTCTTAAAGACGGGCAATATAACGACTGGATAGACAAGAAATACCGAGGGAAAGCTCCTAAGTTTCAAGTCTATCGTATATACGAAGTAACCAAAAAGGAGAAATAAAAATGATTGATCCAAAAGTAAGCGAGTTCTTAGATTGGTATTTTAATCAAAAACAATTTGACTGGAGTGACGATAAACTATATCGGGAGATAGATCGCTGGCAGTCATTGGCGAAGTATCTTGAACAGGTTGTTAAAATGAAAAATCTAGTAACCAAAAAGGAGAAATAAAAATGATTACATTTAAAAAGCACACTATATCTCAAGCACTTGCTAGGGCAATATTCAACGATGATTATTCAATGTTATGTGGTAGCGATAATTGGGCAATAAAACAATGGCTAAAGGGATATATCACTTTAAGCGATGATGATTCAGTTTATTGGAAACAATGCGAGATCACAGGTAGATGGTCAGATTGTGTCGTCGTCAATCAAATTACAAAGTTCGAGCTATAAGGAGAAATAAAAAAATGAAACTACATCACACAAAGTACAAGCAAAATATTATTAACTACCTACTAGAGGAGAACGAAACGACACCGCAGGAGATACTGGAAAGGTTTGAGACTGAGTACGGATGGAATATAGAACGAAAAGGGAGGCGAGGGGCGATGGTTGAGTGGCTATCTGGTCTCGCCCTGTCAATGCCATGCTACTACGACGAAATCATAGACTTTGCCATAAAGATGGGGAGCATTGACGAGAATCCAACCGAGAAACAAAAGGACAAAATCATAGAAAACTATTTCCCATTCATGGCGAATATAATTTTAACGATGGAGGTGTAATCATGAGAAAAATATCACTACCAACACGACAAGAGATTGACTCAATCATCTGGTCAGGAGCAGACAAAACCGAGTTGTTTGGTTTTGTGTACGATGCAGTAGAAGCGTTAGAGTTAGCTCATGAGTTCTTAGATGCAGTCAAATGCTACGAGAAAGAGACATACGAGCGAGCGAGAGACGCATACGACGAACAACAAGCAGGAGTGTAATCAATGAATGACGCAACAAACAAGAACGTTAAACACATATACATAATCAAAGCCAAAACTTTATGGGCTAAGGATGGGTAACTGGTATCCACCAATGGCAAGCTATCAGATATCTGTAAATTTAAAACGCTTGAGGAAGCGGAGGGATTTATCAAGGGCATAGAGGAAAGATTCTATATTGTAGAACGCACAATCACCACAACAGACAAGAGGCTTGACATGATCAGAGAGGAGGATGAGTAATGCCTTGGATAACTAAAGAGCGAGGGGTCTATGGTCGGCATGTGTTACGTGTTGACTTGACCGAAGGATACATCCAAGAAGTAGCCGAGGCGAAACTATCCAAGGATCAAGTGTATCGTGTGATGCGGTGGCTTGTGGATACGTGGGACTCTGAGGTAGGAATGAATCTAACAGTAGTACGCAATGCAATCAAACAAATCAGATCGGAGGGTGAACAATGTACCACGAAGTAGACAAACAGCAGTACATTCTTTTAGTGTGTCATGCAAATGGCAACACGGAGGAAGCCTTAGTATTCACAGACAAAGACGAGGCGATGCAAGCCTTGAAAGAAGCAAAACAAAGCCAGCTTGTGCCAGATGCTAAGTATAAATTAATCTGGCGCAAAACTTTTTATTCAGACTGGGAGCTAGACACAAAATGAAAATAGAACTTGACAGAGAAGAACGATATGTCCACCACGAAGACGATCACAAGTACGTGATAGACCGCACCTATTCAGTCACCGACAGATGGGGTGATGACTACACGATTTACTTTAGAGAGTACGAACACGAACCAACCTTGCTGTACTGGGTAGAAAAGAATGACGACGAGGATTTCTTGATTCACAAAAGTGTTAAGCTCAACCCAAGAGGTAAGGTAGTTGATATGATAGAGCATAGAGATATGGTTCAAGAATGTCTTGAGGTTCAAGGGTTCAAAAGGTACGGAGAATTATGTTTATAGATGACGATGATGACTATGATGAGGGCTTCTTGCTGGAGTCCTCATACATAGTATGGGAACGTGAAGGTATAGGCACTCTATTCTTTTCTGAGAAGGAGGCAGTCAAGCGATGGAAGAAACTAACCAAGGGTATGACCAACGATGAGATCACCGAGTCAGACATAGACATACAGTCATTAGATCAGACACAGACCAACGTGTTTCTGTTCGAGTGTGAGACAGCAACAATACAATAGGAGAAAACATGAACAAGATTGATTTGATATTGTGGATTGGGTTTGCTCTTTACGTGTGGGTATGTTATTATTTAGTGGCAGGACTTTATGGATTCTAAGGAGAAAATATGCAAGAGAAAAGCCCGTATGAGCAAGGACGTACTGATAGTTTCTATCGGCGCAGACCTAGAGCAACTGAACTGTATGTCAATGCCCGTGAGATAGCAGAGTACGAAGCAGGCTATGACTACAACGAAGCACATGGAGAGTACAAGGACTATGATGACTGGGATATGGAGGTAACAGAAGATGAGATGTGTATCGTGTAATAAAGTATTATCACCTTACGAGGCAAGCATCAGATCGGTTGAGCATGATGAGTACACAGACATGTGTACCTCATGTATCTCATCGCTCGATGGTGATCTAAACGTCATCGGTAACGTGTCTCTCAAGCACGAGAGTGAAGCTACGAGAGATGAGTTCGATGACATCTATTTTGATATTGACTTTGACAACAACCACTAGGAGATAAACATGTACCCTGATGAATACTACGACCAAGACGGACACCAGTACTACGAACAGGTAGCAATGGAGGAGGCATACCACGAAAGTATGCTTGCTAATATTAGTGACTCGATAGAGAATAATGAATACCCTCTTGACAGAATACTAAAAGCATTAGAGCAACCTCTTATACGACGTGGCTACATGATCTTTAGTACAGAATTATCTGACAAGCTCTTGACTAACAGCTAAATCTATGCTAAAATCTATTACTTAGTTATTAAGTAGTTATTAATTATTATTATTAATTATTATGAGATATTAATTATGACACAAACTAAAACACATCAACCGTGTGATGATTGTGGGTCATCAGATGCTTTGACTTACTACGAGAACTCAAGCTACTGCTTCTCATGTCACAAGCAAACATGGTATGACGATAACAGGCAGACATCCAACATGACACTCATGACTAACGACTTATCAACACCGCCACCTGATGCCGTATCCCGTACGATAGCAAGTCGTGGTATTACTAAAGCGACGTGCGAAAGATACGGTGTCGTTGAGGACAAGCACCAGTATTGGTTTCCGTACCACAACGATGACGGTATCGTGGCATACAAACGACGTAGCAAATCGGAGAAGAAGTTTAACATCACAGGTCAATGGCGAGATGCCAAGCTCTTTGGTCAGCAACTTTTCAACAAGGGTGGTAAGTACGTCACGCTAGTTGAGGGTGAAGCTGACTGTCTAGCTACGTTCCAAATGCTAGGGTCTAAGTACCCAGTAGTATCTATCCGCAACGGTGCAGGTTCAGCAGGAGCAGATGTCAAGGCTAACTACGAGTGGCTTGATAGCTTTGATACTATCGTCGTGTGTATGGACAACGATGACAATGGTATTGAGGCATCGCATCAGATCGCTGATGTCTTTGGATCAAAGGTCAAGGTATTCAAGCACGACCCTGAGTTCAAGGATGCGTGTGATTACCTGAGTCGTGGTGATGAGAAGCTGTACTTTGATAAGTGGTGGCAGGCAGAACGGTTCGTACCTGATGGTATCGTTGACGGGTCTACTCTGTGGGATGAGGTATGTAAACCTATGGAGAAAGCACTGGTCAGCTATCCGTTTGACGGACTAAACAAGCTGACGTACGGTATCCGTGAGGAACTGGTCACCATTACCGCAGGTAGTGGGCTTGGTAAGTCACAGTTCGTACGTGAGCTAGTGTTCCATGTACTTAACAACACCACTGATAACATTGGACTGATGTTCTTGGAAGAGTCTACGAGAAAGACAGCACTATCAATGATGTCACTCCATGCTAACAAACCATTACACCTACCTGATACACCACACTCTGTTGAAGAGAAGCGTGATGCGTTCGAGGCTACGCTAGGCACAGGTCGTATGTTCTTGTTTGATCACTTTGGATCAACGGACATTGATAACATTCTCAATCGTGTACGCTATCTGGCTAAGGGCTTGGGTTGTAAGTACGTGTTCTTAGATCACGTCAGTATCGTAGTGTCAGCACAGTCTGATGGCATGGGTGATGAGCGTAAAGCTATTGACTCCATCATGACTAAGCTACGTATGCTAGTACAAGAGACAGGAATCTCTCTGTTCGTAGTGTCACACCTCAAGAGACCTGATGGTAAGGGACATGAGGAAGGGGCAGCTACGTCTTTGTCACAGCTACGAGGTTCTGGTTCTATCGCACAGCTATCCGACATCGTGATTGGCTTGGAGCGTAACGGACAAGACCCTGATGTGATGGAGAGACACACCACTCATGTGCGTGTACTTAAAAACAGATTCTCTGGTCTGACTGGACCAGCGTGTCGTTTGCTCTATGACTTAGATTCTGGTAGAATGATTGAACGTAAAGACTTAGAGGAGGAAGCATTATGAGAACGGAGTATGTTTTAGTTGGAGAAACATATTTGTGGGAAGGTGTTTGGATGGAAGAAGTAATAGCAACAGGAAGCAAAAAAGAAATGCAGGAAAAGTGTGATAGAATTTCTTGGAACAATACTGCAGGTGAATTGCGTTCTTTAAGGGTAGAAAAAAAAAAGGAATGAAGCATTATGATTATTAAATTAAATAAAGCAGAGCAGGTACTGGCTAAGTACTTAGCACAAGCTAGGCACGACAACGCAAGAAGTAAAGGCAAGCCTAATTTAAAGATGGGAAATCAATCTGACTGGGAGACAGACCTAGAAGGAATAGGAGGAGAGCTAGCTGCTTGTAAACATTTCGGTGTGTATCCTGACACCGAGATTAATCTTACGTCTTTTCCTAAGTTTGATTTGATAACTAAAAAAGGTAATAAGATTGATGTAAAAACAACTAAGTATAAAAATGGAAAGTTGTTAGCAACTAAAAAGAAAAGACGTGGAGAATGTGATGCTTACGTCTTAGTTGTTGGAGAGTTTCCTAATTATGAATTAGTTGGATGGGCTTCTGATTCTGAGTTACTTGATCCTAAAAACATTGTAGACTTAGGACACGGTGAAGGTTATGCTTTGACTCAAGAACAGCTTAGGAGGTTTAAGTGAGACAAGTTATAAT